GGGGCAGCCGTTGAACCTCGCGGGGAACGGAGACAGCCAGCTTGTGGAGCTCCGCGCCTTCTCGGAGAAGGAAATCGCAAAAATCTACCGCGTACCTCTTTTCATGCTCGGAAAGGATTCGGCGAAGTTCACGAACATGGAGCAGATGAATACCTTCTTCCTTCAGCAGACCCTCACGCCGTGGCTCGTGCTTCTCAACCAGTATTTTTCAACGCTCATTCCTTCCTGGCTGCAGGATGATTACTATGCGGAATTCGATCCGAACACGATCCTGAGGGCGGACGCTAACACAAGGTTCAACAATTACATCAAGGGATTCAACAACGGAATCTACACGCTCAATGAAATCCGCAAGATGGAGAACCTTCCGAAGATTGACGAGGATTTCGGAGACAAGCACTTCCTTCAGCTCAATATGTCCCCGATCAGTGACATCGAGAGCATGGAAGACAAGGAAAACGGGAAAAATCCTGATTCAGACAATCAGAATAAGGACAATAATAATGAAGGAAAAAATGATAATTCAGAATCAGAAAATGAAGATTCTGAATAAAAAATGACTGTATAGGCAGGAGAAAAAAACATGGACGAAGAGCTTGAGAAACTTGCAAGGAAAATAAAGGCCGGACGACAGTACCGCGCCATGTCACTGAAGCCAGTTGAGAAAACAGAGACGGAGGGCAAGGACGAGGAATCTTACATCGTTGAGGGGTATGCCACGACCTACAACGAGCGTTATGTGCTCTTTGAGTTTGACGAATACCGTTTTGAGGAACAGGTTGACCCGCACGCCTTCGATAAATGCGACATGAGCGATGTTATCATGCAGTTCGATCACAGCGGCCGTGTATTCGCAAGGACTTCAAACAATACACTCGGAATGATTTCTGACAATCACGGACTTAAAATCCGCGCGGATTTGTCTTCTACGGCTCTGAGCCGTTCGATGCACGAGGACATCAAGGCGGGGCTTGTCACAAAGATGTCTTTCGGGTTCGCCGTGCGCGGTGACAGAATCGAGAAGACACAGGACGAGAACGGAAAAAGAGTTTACATCCGTACAATCACGGACATAAGCAAATTATACGACGTTTCAGCCGTATCGTTACCTGCAAACGACGGCACAGAAATTTCAGCAAGAAGCTGGTGCGAGGGAGTCATCGCAGAGCTTGAAGCGGAGCGACTTAAGGCTGATGAATCTGAGAAGCGTCAGAAAATGGAAGCGGACGAACGCGAGCGAAAACTTGCGTTGCTCGAATTTGAATTGAACTAAAAAGAGGTTTTACCCTATGAACAAAAAGGAACGGCGCGCAAAACTTGTAGCTGAACTCCGTGCAATGCACGAGCTCGCACAGAAAGAAAACCGCGCATTTACAGACGATGAGAGCAAGGCTTTTGCTGAAAAAGAGGCAGAGGTCCGAAAACTCTCAGCAGAAATCGCAGCCGAAGAGCGCGAGGCTATGCTCAAAGGCTTTACCACTGAGCTTCCAAAGGAAGAGGGCGAGAGCCGTGGCGAAGTCTCAGACAAGATGAAAGAATTCCGCGACTACCTTCTCACAGGTGAGAAGCGCGACCTTTCAATCGGTTCTGGTGGCGGTGCACTTTCTCCACAGGAATATGTGGCAGAAATCATCAAGGAAGTAGAGGATGCTTCCCCACTTTACGGACTTGTCCGAAAGTTCCCTCTTACAGAGGCAAAATCACTCGGCGCACCTTACGAGTCAGCAGACGCAAGCGATGCGGACTGGACAGCGGAAGTTCCTCTGTCTGACGTTTCAGCAGATGCGACACTCGCCTACTCACTCCGTGAGCTTTCACCAAACACCCTTGTCAAACTCATCAAGGTTTCCGACAAACTTGTCAAAGTCTCAGCCCTGCCAATCGAGCAGATTATCCACGACAAGATTTCTGAGAAAATCGTTGCGGCTTTTGAGAGAGGAATCACAGTCGGCACAGGTTCTGGCCAGCCTCTCGGTGTCTTCACAGCATCCGCAAACGGCGTTCCGACCTCTCGCGATGTCACTACAGCCGGAAGCGCAATTGCAGCCGATGACCTTGTAAAATTGAAGATGAGCCTTAAGCCAGCTTACCGCAGAAATGCACGCTGGGTTATGGCTACTGAGATTCTTACTGACTGTCTCTTGTTGAAAGACAAGAATGACCAGTATCTCTGGAGACCAGGCTTGCGAGACGGAGACCCGGACACATTGCTCGGACTCCCTGTCATTGAGTCAGCTTATGCACCGACCACAAAAACAGCCGGCGATTATGTCGCTGTTCTCGGTGATTTCCGCTACTACTGGTGGGCATACGTTGACGGCCTTGAGATCAAGAATCTTGTCGAGCTTTTCGCCCTCAAGAACCAGCTCGGTTTCAAGGGAACTGTTTACGCAGACGGTGCTCCGGTTCTCCCGGCAGCATTCGCACGACTTAAAATCGGCACAGAGTAGTTGATTTTTGCAGGCTGTCATTTTTATGGCAGTCTGCATTTTTCAAAGGAGAATCTTATGGCCAAAAAGAACGATATTAAGGCTGCTCTTGAAAACGGCGTAATCCATGATGCTTCGAAAGAAGATTCAGAGCAGACACTCAAAGAAGGAAAAACAAAGAAAGTAAAAATCCTTCGTGTTGTATGCCGTCCGGAAGGCACATTTCTTCCGAACAGGCTTTACAACCTTGAAGAAAAGCTTGCGCTCCATCTGATCAAGGCAGGAAGCGCAGAGGAAGCGAAATAGAATGTCATACATCACGCCCGAAATACTCAAGAAATTCTCAGACAAATTCCCCGAAGATGAAACTTTGCTTCAAAACTACTGTGATGCGGCGGAGCAGATTATCGAGGAATATTTGGGCTACAGTCCGGAACTGAAGGAATATGAGACTTCGGAGCGTGGCATAGGCTCTCTGTATTTTGCCCTCGAAGCAAAGCCCGTGGTTGAGGTTACGGCAATCACGGCAGATTCTGAAAACGTGGATTTGTCACGTGTAAAAATCGTCAAGGGCACGAACTACATTGCGTTTGACGATGATTCTTTATTTGCCCGTGGTGTTAAGTATGCGGTCCAGTACAGCGCGGGATTTGAGACAATCCCCGCTCCAATCGTGACGGCAGGGCTTCAGATTGCATCTCTTTTATGGGAGAGTGCGGGCGGAAACGTCTCCGTGACGAGCACAAGTTTCATCGACTCGGCAAGCCGGACATTCCAGTCTTTCAAGCCTGACCGTTTCCTGGAGCCGAACATAGGCAAATACAAACTTGCAAAGGTTGATTACTGATGGCAAAGACAGGGCAATTTCTTTCCGTTGAACTCGACATCAGCAGGGCACAAGCCGCCCTTTCGGGCACTTCAAAAAGCCTTTTGTCAATCTCGCGCCAAACGCTCGGAATAATCGGGCGCGGCACCGTTGATGTCGTAAAAAAAGAAATCCGGGCAACGACAAAACGGCGAAGCGGAGAGCTTTTGCGCTCTTACCGCTACAAAGTCAAAAAAGACGGCTCGGAAATGAATGTCTTCCCGAAAGGAATAAAGGGAGAGAGTATTTTTCCCAAAGTCATGGCATTAAGCTACGGCACGGAAAACGGACGGCTCCGTCCTCGCGGGTTCGTGCAAAAGGGCAAGAACTACATTGAGGGCTCTGAATACGAAGCCAGCATTGACAGGATGATTGACAGGGAACTCGCCAAATATTGGAGCTAAAAAGCGGTGAGTTAGATTTTTTTTGGGAGGGGGGGGGTGTAATGATTGACCTTATACATGGCGACTGCCTAGAGCTTATGAAAGATATACCGGATAAGTCTGTTGATATGGTTCTCTGCGATTTGCCCTATGGAATAACAAACTGCGCTTTTGACAAACATCTTGTTAATCTTGATAAGTTATGGAAAGAGTACAAGCGAATAGTCAAAGAAAATGGTGCAATCTTGTTATTTTCCACACAGCCATTCACAACAGATTTGATTTGCTCAAACCGCAAGATGTTTAAGTATGACATCGTGTGGAAAAAAACATTGCCGACTGGATTTCTTAATGCAAAAAAAGCTCCGTTGCGTTGCCATGAAGTGATACTTGTCTTTTACCGCAAGCCTCCAACATACAATCCGCAGAAACGCAAACTTTCAGAGGAGTATATAAAAACGCATGTGGTGAATATTGGGCAAATAAGAAAAAACTCAAAACGCAAAAATGAGAAACCCGAACAATATTCAGCAGTCGGCTTTTCTGACAAAGCAAAGAATTGGCGGTATGTCGAAAAAGGCGAACGTTACCCGATTGATGTAATCGAGTTCTCAAACTGGAATGGAGCTTTGTTCGGGAACACGACAAAAGCAACCAAACATCCGACACAGAAACCTGTTCCCCTGCTTGAATATCTCATCAAGACTTACTCAAACGAAGGTGACACTGTTCTTGATAACACGATGGGAAGCGGTTCAACTGGAGTTGCCTGTGTCAACACGGGACGGAACTTCATCGGTATTGAGAAAGATAACTACTATTTTGATGTTGCGAAAGAACGCATAGAACAGGCAGAAAAAGGAAAAATTATTTATTCCAGAACATCAGCTGGACTTATGGAAGCAAACAAAACCGCGTTCCTATAAACAGCTTGAATTTAATTTTGGATAATCCGCACAAAAATGACTGTAAGGATATGGAATCAATTTTCAATTACATAAAGCAATTCATTCTTTCGACCGTGAACGGCTATCTTCCAGAATATGCAGACGAAAATACGCCGATGAACGCAATCGAAGAAAAAAACATCGTTTTCGGGGCGGTGGATTTGTCCCGCTACACTGACAAGATTGTCTGTGCAATCATTCCCGATAGCGA